ATCAGCAGCGCCGCAACGACGTGCTCAAGGTGGGTTCGATTCATGTGTGCCCTCCAGGCACAAAAAAAGCCGCTTAGCGGCCCTTGGGGTTGATGGTGTAGCAGTTAGGGTTAAGCGGCGTTGCCGACGCCCTGGACACTGGCATGGATGCCAGCAATGGCCTGATCGGCGATTACCTGTGCCTCGGCATGGGTAGACGCCTGTGCCACCGCATACTTGCCCTTAAGACGCGCCGCGCGAATTCCATACAGCGCACCTTTCCAGGCGGCCGCCTCGGCGAGAATGTCGGCGGTAGCCGCTACCGCATCTTTGCCCACGGCATCCATCCAGGCCTGCACGGTCGGCGGCACGGCCCCCTCATGGTTGGCAGCAGCGAAGGCTTCGGCCTCAGCAGCAGTCAGTTGATATTCCACCGCGCGCAGCGAATCGCCCAGGACGGTACGGCGGGCTTGGTCAGCCGCTTGCTCGACCTGCATGGCGGCAGCGAGCAAAGCGGCGCCCAGCGGCAGGTCGGCAAATTCAAAGCCGGCATAGGTGCTCGCGCCATAGGTCACGCTCAAGTTAGAAGTCTGCATGGGTGCTCCTTAAAGTGCTGCGAGGTTGGTCATAACGTTGGTAAGCCCTTTGAGGTCAGTTCCGGCGGGCACGGTGCTGATGTACTTGCCCGGCATGTCACTGGGGAAAGTGCAGCTGATCGCCTGGAAGATCACCCCCGTAGCCCCCTGGCCAATCAGGGCGCCAATGAAGTCGGCGGCCTTGTTGACCTTGACTACTTGCATGGTCAGCCCGATGGCAGGGGGCAGCAAGGAGACGGCATTCGTCTTGAACGGCGAACAGATACGACCAGTAAGCGGTTGTGGGTTGAGGCCCGCAGGCGAAGGCAGGTCAATATCTACGTTACGCAGTTCGACGTTGGACGCCTGGCTGTAGTAGATGAATCCCGCAAGCTGGGTGCTTGGGGCGCCCGCAGAATCAGTGGTGATGTAGTACTTGAATTTCAGCTTTGGCGTGACACCGGAAGTCACAGCGTTCACGCCATAAATGACCAGGTAATTCACGGTCAGCGCGGTATTGACCTCCATGGTCAGGTCGTTGAGCAGGTTAACCGTACATTGGCCCGCGTTCGGGGTAGCGGCCATTGCCTTGACGATGGTCTTGAATGGCGTAGAAGCCGTCTTGCCGTCGTTGGTGTCAAGACCCGCAACCGGGTCCACCCACCAGGTGCGCGACGTATCTGGCACAGCGGCAATGGCAGCTTTTACCGAATTGTCGATGGACGTTTTCTGCCCCTTGAAATAGTCGATGAGCGCAGTGGTTTGTGTGACCAAATTGCCAACATCAGATTCGAGACTCATAGCTCTTCAGGCTCCGTAGATATTTTGTACAACCAGGGTTTGCAGGGCGATAACCGCCGCCGCGTTGGATACAGCCACGCCCAGCAAGGCCTCACGGTCCGCGTCTTGGCGTTTCTCGACCGCCCACATGCGTGACAGCAGGTTGCTCAGCGTTTCGTCGGCAATGCGTTGCTTTTCTGTATGCAGGTCCAGCTGATCCTGCCGCTTTAAGCCGCTCAGTTGATCCGCGATCAGCGCGGCCGCCTGGGCGGCCAGCGGCGCTGCCAAGCTCAGACTCAGCCCGGCCTCACTGCTATTGATCGTGACGCTATTGGCCGGCAACGCAGCCAGCGACAGGTCGTAAGCCAGCAACACCTCAGTGTTGGCCGACTTGAAGGTCAGCGCCTCGGTGGGGTGCGACCAGACAGCCAGCAGGGTGCCGTCGCTCAGCTTGTAACCCAGCTCCCTGATCCAGAAAGCACGCGGGCCATCGGCATTGGCGACGATGTGCAGCATGGTGTCGCTCAGCCGCTCGCCGCCGGCGATTGGATATTCCGCCACCTGGGCGACCAGGCTCTTTTGGCTGCTAGAAGGTGTGTAAGCCGAGGTGCCTACCACCACACTGGTGATCTGCGCCGCGATGCCGGTGTTATCCGCACGCAGTACCGCTGCCAGGCCGGCCTTGGTAAAGGTCAGCAGTAACGGGTCACTCATTTATGATTCCCTCCATCGTGCCGCGCACGACAGCACGGGCGCGGGCCGCACAGGCGACCACCAGGCCCGATTCAGAATGGATAGGTATGCTGGGGATCGCGGCAGACTGCCGGACCACGCAGCGCGCTTTGGCCGCCGCCGCGACCAACAGCCCCGAACTGGCGGTGTCGGCCGGCATGGGCAGGATGGCTACCGAACGCCGATAAACCGCCCGCGCCCGCGCAGCCGCCGCCACCGCCAAGGCGCCTTCAAAGCGCGCCCCCAGGCGGAACTCGTAGTGGCTGCGCTCGTTCTTGGCCGCGTCGATCAATGCGCGAAGGCGCTCGCCCAGTTGCGGCGACAGAATCGACCCCTCCCCCTCGCGGTTATCGTTCGCCCAGGCCGTAACCTGGAACGTGTACGGGGCCGCATTGGGGACTTGGTGCCATTCTTTGAACTCGGCGTTGACCCGCACCGCCTTGAGCACCCGCTTGATTGCGCCGACAGTGCCCTTGGTCTTGTGAACCGGTATGGCCTCGCGGATCAGCTCGCGGCGCTGCTCGTCGGTGTTGGCCGCCTCCCAGCCTTCGACCTTCATGGCCCAACCGAGCCAGGGCAGAAAGTTGGGCGGACAGCGTGCCGAGTCGGCGACCCCGCGAATCACCTCGGGATCAATGCCGAGGTCGCCGGCCTTCTCAATGGCGCGCTCGAGCACGGTGGCATTACTGGGCAGCAGACTCATGCGACCACCTTGGTTTTAAGGGTGATCGCGGTGCAGTTGGGGTAGTGCCGCTTGTCACACGTCACATCGTCGGTCGGCGCCGTCAGCACCACCCGGCGCACGCCCGTTACGTGTAACGCGGCGTAGATCGCCGACAACGGCAACTGCCCTTCCATCCGGCGCGCCTCGGCCAAAGCCGAGTCCAGCCCGCTGCGGGCATTGGCCAGCACAACGGCCGGTTCAGGCCCCGCCTCCAGCTCCAGGGTGGCCGACACCTTGAAGTCAGTGGCCAACCCTGCTTGAGTGCGCGGCCGATCTGTCAGCGGCCGCACGCTCTCGGCTGACAGCGCCGCCTGCACAGCGGCCACAAGCTCTGCCGGCGTTTCCGGGCTACCCACCCGGCCCAACACCGCCAGCGACACGTCGCCCGGCAATGGGTTCTCCAGGCCGGCGGCGTAGGTGCAGGTCACGACGATGGCCCCGGCCGGCAGCACCGCCTTTTGCGCATCCGTGAGCGCCACGCCGGCGAACACCGGCGAATCCACCGAAACGCTCGACACGTTCGCCGAGGCGCTGAGGCCGTGGTACTCGTAGGCGCCCCGGCTGCCCGCCACCGATAGCGCCTCCAGCGACAGGCGCGTGCGGTAGCGCAGTGCCGAATCACTCTCCATCATCGCCGCCACCGGCGGCAACGCATCCGGCTGGGCCGGGGTGATGGTCAGGCGCTGCACGCCGTAGTCGGCGGCGCGATTGTCCAGGTCGGCGCCCTTGGCGTAGGCCAGCAGGCTGGCCTTGGCCGCCGCGTTGACCCGCGCCCGGCCGAGCATCTTCTGATAGGCCGCCACTTCCAGCAGCTTGACCACCGGATCGGACTCCAGCACCGCCGTCCACTGATCCCCCATCAACAAGCGGAAGTCGCTCAGCGCCACCTGATAGATCGTTTCAAATTCCAGGCTTTCCACCACATCGGGCGGCGGAAGCAATGACAGATCGATCATGCACTCACCTCCAAAATCGCAGGATCGTTGAGGTACTGGCCGGCCAGCTCCAGAGTGATCTTGCCGTCAACCACGGCGGTGACACGCACCCGTTCCAGCTTCAGGCGTGGCTCCCAGCGCGCCAGGGCGCGGGCGACCTCGGCTTGTACGGCGCTTTTCCAACCCTCGTTAACCGGCAAGTCGACGTACCGGCGCAGATGACTGCCGTACTCCGGCCGCATGCGTCGACTGCCGAAACCCGTGGTCAGAATGTCCTCAATGGATTGGCGTAGGTGATCCAGCCCCGATATGGGCTGCCCTGTCCGACGATCCACGCCGATCACGGTTATTCATCCTGCAGCGGCTGCAGCTGCTGCAGCCCGTTGTCGCTGGCCAGGTAGGCAAGGGCTTCGGCATCGTCCGCCAGCACCGTGATGCGTCCTCGGCGCACAGCCAGCTCCCGGCCAGTGGCCAGGTACAACGGGCGCTGATCGTAGGTTTTGTCGACGAAAGTCACCGTCGCGGACGCCTCCGCAGCTTTCTTGTCGGCCATAGGCCCTCCATAAAAAAGCCCGCTCGAGGCGGGCTGTCAGTGCTTGTGGTTGGCCGTGTTGCCGGCCGTGTCG